GTTATCTGTTGCGATGGTAAGAAGTACTGGCGTAAAGAGTTCTTCCCGAACTATAAAGCAGCACGTAAAAAGAATCGTGAGGATTCAGATCTTGATTGGAACTTGATCTTCAATACTCTGAGCGAAATCCGTGAGGACTTGGTGAAGCATTTCCCTTATAAGGTTATGCACATTGAACGTGCTGAGGCTGATGACATTATCGCTATTCTTACTGAGCGATGCAATGAGTTTGGTACTGCTGAAGATGTTATGATTGTCTCTAGTGATAAGGACTTCAAGCAACTACACTCTTTTGATAATGTGAAGCAGTGGTCACCTATGCAGAAGAAGCAGGTTACTATTGCTAAGAAAGATATCATTCCCTTTACGATTGAACATATCGTGAAGGGTGATTCAGGCGACGGTGTTCCTAACATCTTGTCTCCTGACGATATCTTTTTGATTGAGGGTCGTCAGGCTCCAGTGTCAGCCAAGCGTCTTGCTGAGTTTATTGAAAAGGGTAAAGCAGCATGCCGTAACGATGTTGAACTTCGAAACTGGGATCGCAACGCAACTCTAGTTGCTTTCGATAATATCCCCAAAGACATCAGAGAAGAAGTGCTCAGCACATTTGAACTAAATAGTCCGAAAGGCGACAAAATGTCGATTATGAACTACCTTATGGAGCATCGTTGCAGATTGCTCTTGGATGAACTGGAGGACTTTTAATGGTGAAACTGATCAATGAGATCTTGGATGATGTCAACAAGGACACAACCCTGCTGACTACTAAATATAAGACAACTACTGGTCTCAAACTTATTTTGCAGTATGCGTTTGATCCCGAGAAGAAGTTTCTTCTTCCCGAAACTGATCCACCTTACAAACAAGATAAGAGTCCAGTAGGTATGGCTCCAACAACTTTAATCTTTGAGTCGAAACGTCTATACGTCTTTACTAGAAAAGATTTGACAAAGCCAAAGCGTGAGCAGTTGTTCATTGACTTGCTAGAATCTATTGAGCAGTCAGAAGCAAAGGTTCTACTGGCAGTTAAAGATCAAAAGTTACAGAAGCTGTATCCTAAAATCACAAAGAAATTAGTAACAGATATGGGACTTCTATGATCGTAGAAATTACAAAGAAAGATGACGGCAGTGTTATCGTTGCTGAAGTAAGACAGGTGACATTGAAAAGAAACATCCTTGTAATGTATAGACCATTTGATGCATCTCAGATGACACAAATCTCAATGTCTTACAATGAAGAGAGTAAGAACTACGAGAACAGTGACTATGAAGTAAGTGGCGAGACCGTGTTCAACATGGTAGCACCACAAAGAGTTGAGCGTGTGCGTAAGCCACGTGGGTATTGGGCTGTTGATCGTTGCGTCAATGGCATTTGCAAAACATAATTTTTTTCAAAAAAGTTAAAAATTAAGAAACATTTTATCTAAATAGATAGTGCAAGAAAATATCGCTTGCCTTTTATTTTAACCTGGAGTATAATTCCTTCTATGAAATCGATACAGTTACATTCCTTTTATTGCTCACCTGAGATTAATCTTACAGGTAGCTGGAATGCATCACGTAGAGATACAGCTGAGGGTTTGAAAATGTAACTTAACAGGTTACCTGAATTCTAAAACCCTCGATGATGAAAATCTCGAGGGTTTTTTGTTTTGGGGGTTGACTTTAAATCCCCACCGTTATAGAATAACGGTTCGTTCCTTAAAAATTTAGACGTTAGTATATACAATTACGGTGTGGTGTAATGGCAGCACTGCAGTCTCCAAAACTGTTAGTGGGAGTTCGAGTCTCTCCACCGTAGCCAATGTCGCTTTAGCTGATGTGGTCATAGCAGATGCCTGAAGAGCTTCGGAACGTGGTTCGATTCCACGAGGCGACACCAAAGTTTATGTGACTGTAGTTCAGAGGATAGAACAACTGCCTTCTAAGCAGTGGGTCGCAGGTTCGAGTCCTGCCAGTCACGCCAGTATATATGCGAGTGTGGTGGAATGGTATACACAGCAGACTTAAAATCTGCCGCAGAAATGCATGCGGGTTCGAGTCCCGCCACTCGCACCAAGTTTTAGGATACTTGCAGCAATTCAAAGGCAATGAAAGCCGTTGGTAGTTGGTTCGAATCCAACATTACGCATCGCGTGATTAGCTCATCTGGTAGAGCAACGAAAAGAGTATCCTGTTGTTTATGGAAGTGTGGCAGAGTCTGGTTTATTGCACCTGTCTTGAAAACAGACGAACAGAAATGTTCCGTGAGTTCGAATCTCACCGCTTCCGCCAAGTTTAAGAATCGGTTCAGCAAAAAATATGTAGCTCATCGGTAGAGCATTTGCCTTCTAAGCAAACGGAGTGGGTTCGATTCCCACCTTAAAACGATTCTGTTATTTTTGGTGAGTTGGATGAGTGGCTTAAATCAACTGTTTGCTAAACAGTCGAGTCGCGAAAGTGGCTCCGTGGGTTCGAATCCCACACTCACCGCCAAATGTGCTCCTGTAGTTTAACGGTAAAACTCCGAGCTTATACCTCGGCGATGCCTCTAGATGAGGGGATGATACAGGTTCGAATCCTGTCGGGAGTACCAGAATAATTGCCCCTGTGGACAAATTGGTAAAGTCGGCTCTCTCAAAAGGAGCAGTTCTCTCCGTTCGAATCGGAGCAGGGGTACCAACTAACAAGGAGAACAATCATGGGGGAATCGTAGTGTTAGTCCTTTTGTTTATGTTGTGGTTGGTAGTAAAAGATATTCGCTGATGTGGCACAGTAGGTAGCGCACATTCTTGGTAAGAATGAGGTCACCAGTTCGATTCTGGTCATCAGCACCATAGTATAATGCACGCATGACTGAATGGTAAGGTAGCTGTCTGCAAAACAGATGTTCGTAGGTTCGATTCCTACTGCGTGCTCCAATAACCATGGTAGCGGTATGGGTTTGCAAAATATCGCTTGCCTTTAAATTGATGTGTGTATATAATAACGTCTAAGTTGTTGAGCTTCTTTAAAAATTTGATACGCAATGCACGGTTCGTCTATTGGTTAGGACATTACCCTTTCAAGGTAGGAAGACGGGTTCGATTCCCGTACCGTGTACCAAATTTAATTGCATTAGGTTACCAAGCCAGTAGGTAATCTAGAAGAGACTAATCACTCGACGGAGTGACTCTGTCTAGGTTACATGAAAGATGGAAACGAAGCGGAGTTCGTGAAACGAATGATGATGCGGATACGGTGGTCACGCTGGAACAACTTGGACTGTAATGTGAGAAGCGACCAGTCGTGAGACGATCACGTGGTAAACCGAGGGTGGGTGTTGCTGATCATCCTAGTGCAATTAAATTTGGTAAATTGGGTGGTGCCCCTGTCGGCGGTCTGTAAAACCGTTACTCTAAGAGATAGGAAGTCGAGTTCGTGGAGCGTTACCATCACCACCCACCAATACCCATGTAGCTCAGTGGTAGAGCATCGTCTTGATAAGGCGAGGGTCGGTGGATCGTTCCCACCCATGGGTACCAAAGTTTATTGTCCAGTAGCTCAGTTGGTAGTAGCAGATGACTGTTAATCATCGTGTCGTAGGTTCGATCCCTACCTGGACAGCCAAGTATTTCGCATCGTTAACTCAGTGGTAGAGTGCCACTCTTACAAAGTGGAGGTCGGGAGTTCAACCCTCTCACGATGCACCAAGTTTTAGGATTCTTTCAGCATACAAATAACTTTACTGGAAATAAAGCAAAAGCGAATCCTGTTGTATTGCCCCATTGGTGAAATGGATAATCATACGATGCTACGAACGTCGTGGTGGAGGTTCGATTCCTTCATGGGGTACCAAGCTGTTGGGGTGTAGTGTATCGGCGAGCACAGTTGACTTTGACTCAACTAGACTAGGTTCGAATCCTAGCATCCCTGCCAAAAATAAAACGGAAAGAAACGATCCGTCTCTGAAAAGAGTTTAGCAAGGGTTTGATGTGGTAATGACTTCGGCATCATGTAATAGTCAGTTCCTTGTTAGTTTTCGAATCTATGGTGTCCTTAGTGTAGAGGTTCGCACCTCGCTCTGTGAAAGCGATAGTATGGGATCGTTCCCCATAGGACACCCCAAAGAACTCGCCTTTGCTGATGGCGTATAGTAGGATAAGTAATCAGCAACCATGGTGATATAGCAAAGTGGTAATGCGCTTTCTTCATACGGAAGTTATCGTAGGTTCGAATCCTACTATCACCACCAATAAATATTTTCTTTAAGAGGAACAAGGAGATGAAATGAATGTCCTAGCACTAGACGCTTCTGGTTTACCTAGAAGATGGATAAATTTTGAAGATGCTATCACGTATCATGCGAAAGGCATGGTTGTGTGGTCTCTCGGTGAAACATTAGCAACATTCCGTGGTGGTGTAAACAACCATGGGGTTGAGTCTGTGTTATCTACGCCATCTATCATTGCGGTAAAGGGTAGCGGATTCTCTATCGAAAAGTTTGGTAGAGTTGTGCTAACTAACAAATCTTTGTTCTCTCGAGACAAACATGTTTGTGCTTACTGTGGTGATCATTTTACAACTCCACATCTATCTCGTGACCACGTGATACCAAGATGTGAAGGTGGTGAAGATACTTGGACTAATGTAGTTACTGCATGTAAACCATGTAATATGAAGAAGGGTCGCAGATTGCTTGAAGATATCAACATGAAGTTGTTGTATGTTCCATATGAACCAAACCATTACGAACATATGATTCTGTTGAATCGCAACATTCTTGCTGATCAAATGGAGTACTTACTATCAGGTGTGCCAAAAAATAGTAGATTGCATGCTTGACTTTAAATACTACTTGTTATATAATACTTGTATAGTTCGATAAGTCCTCTCTAAGTCGTGGGTCGAAAACTACGCTTGAGGCATGATGTGGGGATTCGTTGTGAGAACGACATCTGTTCGGTAGCGTTGGTGGGGCTGACCGAACACAATGGGGGATTAGCTCAGCTGGGAGAGCAGTAGCTTTGCAAGCTAAAGGTCATCGGTTCGATCCCGTTATCCTCCACCATTTTGTTGAGTGCTTTGTAAGCACAGAGGCATGATCAAGCGTTATGTAACCGAAGCAATAAACAGTAAACTCGAGTAAAGCTGTTGAGCGAGGCATATAGTGCAGAGTACTCAACAAAATGAATCTGGTTCCAAAGTGTTCATGGACGCACGTATGCCTGTCACGCATAAAGAAGGGGATCGTTACCCCTTGGGACCGCCAGTTTGATTGCGGGATATAGTTCTGGGTAACTAGCAAGTTTCATACGCTTGAATGAGGTAGGTTCGATTCCTGCTCCCGCTACCAGTTTTAGGATGTTTACAGCAACTCAAATGCATACAACTTGTAAATGTAAACGCAAAAAAGACATCCTGTTGTTTTTAACTTTTTAGGAGATTGACATGAAACGAGGTAAACTCTAGTGTCGCTCTAGATTCCCGTATGGTCTAGGGTTGGCACGTAAAATCAAAATAGTACGAGCAACCCTGTGTAGCGTTAATGGTAGCGCACTTGACTCTTAATCAATGAGGTGTGAGTTCGAATCTCACTGCAGGGACCATATGGGGGTATAACTCAATGGCTAGAGTAATCGGCTTTTAACCGATAAGTTCAGGGTTCGAGTCCCTGTACCCCTACCATATAAAAACACATTGCTTCGCTAATGGACGAACTCTGAGCGTGACAGCGTTTTGTAGTGTGTTTCTATATGGTATATAAATAAAAGTTCATTCGGAGTGTAGCACAGTCTGGCTAGTGCACCTGCTTTGGGAGCAGGGGGTCGCAGGTTCGAATCCTGCCACTCCGACCAAATTAGTGCGGATATAATTCAGTGGTAGAATGTCTGCTTGCCAAGCAGAATGTCGTCGGTTCGAACCCGACTATCCGCTCCATGCTTTAGGAGTAAAAAATGAGTGACGGTGGAAAGGGAAGTTCACCTCGCCCATTTAGCGTATCAAAAGAAGAATTTGAAAATAATTGGAACATGATCTTCAAGAAAGATAAGCGAAATGAAGATGGCGAGAAGTTGATGGGAAAACCTATTGATGATAGTAAATATGATGATGAAGATTTAAAAGATTAATGCTGGTTTAGCTCAGTTGGTAGAGCAACTGCCTTGTAAGCAGTAGGTCGTCAGTTCGAATCCGACAATCAGCACCAAGTAAAATAGAGCAGATTATAAATAAAAGTAGGTCATCCACTGGAGGTTCTATGGGAAAACTACTCAATTATGTCTGCTTACATTGTAAAGAAGAAGTTAGTAAAAGAAATACGGCTGGGCTCTTTTGTTCCAATAGATGCCAAAAACTTCATGAAGGCGATCTTAAGTTAAAGAACTGGATCGAGAATAATGAAAGGATTGGCAAATGGTTGGTCAAAAGATATCTATCCGAAATGCATGGAAATAAGTGTTCTTGTTGTAACCTTTCCACGTGGATGGAAAAGGATATAACGCTGGAAATTGATCATGTAGATGGAAATGCATATAACAACAGACCAGACAATCTAAGGCTACTTTGCCCAAATTGTCATTCTCAAACTTCTACCTATAAAGCCAGGAATGTTGGTAAAGGTAGAAGCGTCGCTAGAGAAGGTTGGTTGTTGCTTTAAAGTTATGCCCCGATGGTGGAATTGGTAGACACGCTGGTCTTAGAAGCCAGTGCTTCGGCGTGAGAGTTCGAGTCTCTCTTGGGGCACCAAAAACCAAGAAAAACCCCTGTTGGATCAACATCCTGCAGGGGTTTTTTCACAGGCGCACGTAAGTTATTGATTTAGAAGGGGATTTATTCCCCTCAAATCTGTAGGGGATAGTCAAATTTCCCTTGCCTTTATTTCAACTTTCCTGTATAATATAGGTATGAAAGTTGATAAAGGAGATAAATGATGAGTGAGCGTAAACCCCGAAATGTCCTCTATACCTATACCGATCCCGATCTGGGTGTTAAGGTTACGGTCTACAAACCACGCAAAGCGCCGAAGTCTAAGGCACGTGCTAAGCAAACCAAATCGTTCCAGTTGTCTAGCGGTATCGCTACTGGATATCCTACTCGCTGTTCTGTCTTCGGAGATGCACAATAAAGTGCTTTACTTTAATTCAAGGTTGCAGTATAATAACTGTATGAAAGTTGAAAAGGAAATGAAAATGAAGACTAACTACTCTGATCTTGTGAAGCAGTTCGTTGATCTTTCGTACAAAGTTTATGGCAACTATGCTCATTCCTCTGGTTATCTGCAGTCGCTGACTTCTAACCTGCTGGATGGTTATACCAACAAGGAATTTGCTGTTAAGATGTTGAAGCAGTCTATCGCTGAGTTTGAAGATCGCTTGAACTATGAAGATCGCGAAAAGCAATTTGAAATGATGTCTCGTGATGCGGAGGTTGTATAATGAAGGGTTCTATTCGTTTGTTCGTTGGTTTCCTGATCGCATTCGGTGCTGTTGGTACTCTTGACTATGATCCGAGTGCTAATCTTGCGGTGCAAACTGCACTGGCTGCTGTTGGTTTGTTGTTTATGTTTTCTGGTGTTCGTGCTATGGAGAAAGTATGATGAAGTGTGTGTGTCCTGTTTGTAATGGTTCTGGTCGTAAACCTGCTGGTGATAACAAGTACAAAAATGTTATCGCTGGTTACGATAAGGAAACCGATACATTCCAGTGTACTAATTGCGGTGGTCAATATATGTTTGGTCGCCCTACTGGTGAAGTGAATGCTAGACCTGATGGTACTCCCTGTACTCATGAGTATTCTAGTAAAAATGTTGGTCGCTGTTTGACTGAGTATACCTGCAAACATTGCGGTGATCGTTACCAAATTGATTCTGGAGATTGATATGAGTGCTATGAAACAGAAAGTTACTGACATTGTTGCTATGCTCTGCGAGGGTTATAGCACTACCGAGGTAGCAAATTATTTCGGTGAGCAGGTTGATACGATTGAGCAAATCGCTGCTGACTACGGCATCGTTGATGACTTTGATTCTGAATACGATGACAGCATGGACGGTGACTTTGATTCAGCAATGGCATCTGCTGGATTTGGTACTGATGAAGATTATGGTTACTACGGAGACGAATAATGTACGGATACTATAATGGCAAGTTATACGACACTCGGCACGGTGGTCCATTTGATCGTGGTTCGGCTGATTCTTACTATGGTCGTGGCATTGATATTCACTACTACGTCGGTGCGACTTCTCAGTCTGAACGTGTAGAGGGTAAAGATATGACCCCAGAACAGATTGTTGAATACATGGCTGGGTATGAGTACAATGAAAAGTTTGGTGACAAGAAAGATTGGGGTTGATTATGGGAACTCGGTGTTTGACTTTTGTTGAAGATGGTGTCGGTGAGAAACTTGTTTGTATCTATCGACAGTTTGATGGCTACCCATCTGGTCATGGTTCTGAACTTGCTGGGTTCTTGAGGGACATGGTTATCGTCAATGGTATTCCACGCAATGGTCCAATCAAGATTGCTAATGGTGCTGGTTGTTTGGCTGCGCAGTTGCTCGCTAAACTGAAGGACGGTGTTGGTGGTATCTACATCTATCCTATTGCTACAACTGATGCTTGGCAAGATTATGAATACCACATTCGTGCTTGCGTTGACCGAGGCATCGAAGTAAAGGTGAGAGATTACAGCGGTAATGTTTTGTTCGCTGGTAATGTTGAAGACTTCCAAAACTTTTGTGAGGCTGACAATGGGTAATTTGATTGTTGGGTTTGTTCTTGGTGTAGCTGTGTGTACTGTTGGCTTCGCTGGCATAGCAAAGATCGCTGACCACGGTGTTGTTAAGATGCAAGAAGTTATGAAGGAAACATCAAAATGAATGAACATGACTTTCAGAATCTTAGGTTTCTTCTTCTAGCGACACCTGAAGTATTGCGTGACTGGTATGAGAAAATGGATGAAGATGATCATGAGTATGCGATTGAACTTCTTCAAGCAGCAACTATGAAAGATGTTG